TGAGCTGCTTCTATATACATGCCTTCGAGATCTTTTACAACACCAGTATATTCTTCCATTGCAGAATTTGATGCTTCTAACATTTTTGCTAGATTTTCATTTGCTGTAATCAAATCTTGTGTAAAAATATCTAATAGATCATGACTTTGTGGTTGCGTTGGCATAAATCCGCCACCACCAGTTGTGCCACCACCACCAGTAGTGCCACCACCACCTCCAAAAATGCCACCAAAGATATCACCGCCAAACAATCCACCAAAGATATCACCAAATATGTTGCCTATTCCACCAAACATATCCCCAAAGAAACCTGAAATCCAATTGCCTATTCCGCCAAATATATTTTGAATACCACCAAATAATCCACTTTGACCAAATAAACCTAAGATACTATCAACAAAACTACCAACACCTCCTAGCATTGGTGTACCACTTCTAAAGAATCCGTCAATCCAATTACCTAAACCACCAAATATACCAGTGACACCTGGTACCAATCCAGTATTCAATTCATTGGTAACACCAGTTGTAAGATTACTTGTACCAGCAATCATACCAGTAATCATGTTATCCCATGATCCCATTAGGTCTGTGCCTGTTAATAATTTAAAATATTGACTATATCTTTCTAATTCACTGCGTGATTTACCTGTAAAATCTTCTAGCAACCCAAACATATCATCATGCACTGCGCTATACTCATTTTTGAAATCACGCATTAATTGTTCATGTTCATCTTTGCGTTCATCATAGATTTGGCGTTCATAACTTGCAATAGCATCTTGAGTTGATTGGTGATCTAATACACCCATTTCTCTTGCTTGTTTGATATATGCTTGTAAATCGTCTTCTAATTGTTTGCTTCTTGTAGTTGTTGCTTCATATTGGTCTCTAATTAATTTTTGAGTATCACGTTCAAATTCACGAATTGCATCTGCACTTTCTTCAGCAGCCTGACGCTTTTTAATTTGATCTGCAACATAATTTTCTACTTCTGCTCTTTGTGTAGCATCTAATTCAGCAACCGTAATGCCCAATTCGCGGGCCATTGCTTCTAGGCCACGCATTTTTTCAGTTTCTAATTCTCTAGCATCAGCACTCATACCTGCTAATTCAACTGAACGTTCTAATTCTTTACTATAATCAGCAAATGCACCTTCTACAGCTTTGGTTTGACGTTCTAAATCTTGTTGGCTACGTCTTAATGCTGCGGTTGCACTTTCGTTGTCTTCTAATTCATCTGTGTTGGTTTGAACTGCATCTGTTAAATCATCTTCAGCATTTTCTTCATTGTTTTTAGCATCTGCTAGATCATCAGTTGCATCAGCAGCATCAATTGCGGCACCTTCGTTGTCTTGTAGTGCATCTGTATTTGCTGTGGTACCATCTGTTGCATCTCTAACTTCTGCATCCAATGCATCCATTTTTCTGCCAAAGTCAACAACCACAACATTATTGGCTTCCATTTGCTCTTTGCCTTTGCGAATTTCTTCTTTAAAGGCTTCAACTGCATTGAATGGATCTTTAATTGCAGCAACAATACCAGAAAATACGCTGCCTGCTGCAACACCTAAATCTAAAAATCCATTTACAACACCATTTATTACGGTTTCGGCAAAACTGGTCATCCATTCCCAAACCGTTTCGCCAGCTGCTACTATTGCATCAAATGCACCAACTGCAACCGCTTGCAATTCATCCCAATAAATGATTATTCCTGCCACTGCGAGACCGATTGCGGTTATGGTCGCACCTATAGGATTGGCAACCAATGCCAAGGCAAATGCTTTTACTGCGGCACCTAATGCTATAAATTCAGTGGTAATTGCAACAATTTTGTTCACTGCAAACATTGTAAACAATGCAGTACCTGCTATAACTATTGCATCTAAATTCTCGATAACAAAAGTTAAACCTTCTCCTACTAATCTACCAAAACTTGCAATTAATTCATCATTTTGTGCAATAAAATTGGTTAGTGCAGTTGTGGCTTCAACCAATGCAGGACGCAATCCTTCACCAAATGAATATAATGCATTATCAACAGCTATACCAAAGTTGCTCATTGCTGTTGAAAGGTTGTCCAAACGTTCTTGTGTTGCACCGCCAAATTCTGTATTCAAACCCAGTATCAATGCATCGGTGATAATTCTTGCACCTTCTGCAGTTTTACCAAATTCACTGACTTCTAATCTTGTTAAACCTAGTTGTTCTTCTAGGATTTTGAATACAGGAATACCTCTATCTGCAAGTCTATTAAGTTCTTCTAAACCTAAACCACCTGATGTAGTTCTTGCAAATAGATCAGTTATCGCAGTCAATGAACCAATTTGGTCTGTTGTAACCGCAGCGGTATCAGTGAATGTTGTTAATAATTCAGCAGTTGGTTCAATACCTGCTGCTTTTAATTTAATAAATGTTTCGGTTAATGTATCAACGCCGAATTGTGTTTGTGTTGCAAATTGTTGAATAAAACTGAATGCATTTTCACCAGCTTGAATGCTACCTGTAACACTGGTTAAACTATCTTTGAGGTCTTCAAATCTAGCTGTAACTTCTACAACCTTACCTACGACGAAACTAGTTGCAATCGCTGTACCAATTGCAACTATTCTTTTTTGCATACCATCTAGAGATGAAGAGGAACTACTAACACTACGATTTAGACCATCAATTTGACCAGTGACACCACTGATACCACCTCTAGTCTGGTCTACTATCTTGACAATAATTTCAGCGTCTGCCATGCTTCTGTTTCCTCATTTTGTCTCTGGCTTTTTTATTTTCAATGTTGTAGAATGCTACCCACATTGCCAATTCCAGAGAACTTATCTCTAATATTTCTTCTAAAGTTCGACCCAAATCTTTTGCAAGCCGCATAGCAAATAAAAGACCAGGATCTTCCTTTAGTTTTTTTCCAGCTCCTCAGGCTTTGGTAATGCGCCGCCATTTATTTTTTCTGCAATACGCAATATAACCTTTGGATCTACTTCGTTCATCAATGCAGTTTTATCATGTTTATTGAACATTAATGTTCCGTCTTCATGACGTGCCTTGTTGATAATTGTGACCACCATTGCTTCAACGGTTTTGTCTTTTTTAGCTAGATCAATAACCTGGGCTTCAAGTGCCAAAGTGGTTACTGGTCTAAACCATATTTTTGTATCCCATTCAGGAACATCAATGTTGCTCATGTTCTTGATTTGGTTTTGATAGTGTTGAGTTGCTTTTTGTAGCACGTTAGGGTTGCTCATCAATATTTCCTTTGTTTGCTCTTATCAATAGTTGAGGTTACTGCCTGTTTGACAAAACCTTTAGGTGCTTGACGTGAATAACCACCTTCTAATCGTTTGATATAGGGTACATCGTTCCTAATATCTGATCGTCTAGTTTGCCATCCACGTCTTGCACGGCCTGTGTCAATAGGTGTTCTAGGAACCACAGAACTTTTATAATCAGCTTTTAATGCAGTCTTTTCTTTTTCGACCACATCAGCTAACCATCTACTGATATCTGTGCCTTCTATTTTAATACCTACTGACATATTATACCTTAGATGCTTGCTGTTGTAATAGCACCAGTACCTTGGTATGAAATGCTGGCTTCTGTGATACCATCATAGTTTGCTGTTACGCTGTAACTAGTGATGATGATATTGCCTGCAAATTTAGTTGTATCTGTAGCTGATTCGCTGTACAATTCAACTGATACGATGTCATCTGTATCTGGGTTCAATGCAGTAGACACGATTGTGTTTTCTGAATCGTCATAAACGATATCCATTGATCCTGCAAATGTTTGTAGACCTTTTTTGTAAGATCTGTTACCACCTGATGCCATAGAAGTGTCTTCTACAACTTCACGTGTGATTTCCATGTTCCAGCTGCGCACTGAAGCGATTGCTGTTAATGCATCCGAACCGCTTTGGATTTTAACGGTACCTGCACTACCTTCATAACTCGCCATAATTAATCTCCTTTATTTGTTATCATAGCTTCTTCTGATTCAGCCCATTCCTCTTCGTTGATGTCCCATTTTGGTTCATCTTCTACAGGCTTGACTTCAGCAGTGGCCTCAACCTTAACTGCTGGTTTGTTCTTTTTTGATCCTGTGACTTTCCAACCACGATCAAGAAAGTTCTGTAAATATCTCTCTTTTACTTTTTGAGAAACACCATCTTTTGTAATTTCTACATACATTATTCTACTCCTTTGCGGTATCTATATCTCACCAAGATAGTGATGACCACCTCTGCTAAAGGAGGAAGTCTATCAACAACTTCAACATTAGCAACCAAAGTATTAACACCAGGATTACTGGTACCTCTACGTCTATCTGTTTCTAATGCTTCTGAAATTGCTTCTATCAAATCGTTTTTTTGACGATCTAATTCTGTTGCTCCACGTACAAATGCTCTAACGGTATATGTGATTGTACCGGAACGAAATGCCATGTCATAATCATCACGTGCTTCATTACCTGAATTGCACATGATCGCTGGAAATTGCGTGATAGCCAATTTTTCAACATCAAATGGCTCACGTGTAACTAAAATAGGACGAGGATCTGTTATTTCTTTTAGGGTTTTGACTATATCGTCTGCAATATCATTTCTAAAACTCATATCATCTTCTCAATCGGCCAAAGTAGGTGGACTCTTTTTCTAAATCACTGAATGTGCCATCACTATCAATATCATAGTGTACACCATCCTTGATTACATCATCTATTTCTTCTCTCCACAGATTTCTGTAGTGTTCCATTCTCATTTGGAACACATCTAATTCAGGTTCAAATTTGCTTAATCTAGGAAAGATATAATAGGCTAGAGTTCTGTAAACATGCGCTCGTTTTAATTGCGCAGGATCCAGTTTGTCTTCTTCCATTTCTACATTTAGACCGATTACGGTGATATCAAATTTACCAATTTGCTGGGTTGGAAACCATTCAATACGCAAATGACGTAACACGTCTTCTTTGCCTTTTGCTAGTGCATCATCCCAGTCGAAAATGCCGTATTCTTGGATGTCAGGTTCATATTCTAAGACATCCGCTATTGTTGCGATTGTTAAAGCCATTTGGGCCTCCTCTAGTCCTACTATAGGGTATCAAGTCAAGTCCTTCTTGACATGTGTATATTTATACAATATACTTTATATGGTACAAATACGAGGTTAAAATGATAGATTGTATAGAATGGACTGGCACAATAGGTGCTGATGGTTATGGTAAAAAATGGAACAACAAAAAAAGAAATTGGGTTCAAGCACACCGCTGGGTTTATGAGCAGGAAGTTGGTGCTATACCAGATGGCTTGATGATACGCCATTTGTGTCACAATAAACGGTGTGTAAATCCAGCACACCTTGAACCTGGTACAATGAAGGAAAATAGAGCAGATGATATTGCTGCTGGCAAGGATTGGTTTAATGGAGAACTAAATCCAAATGCAAAATTATCAAACATTCAAAGACAAGAGATTATTGATGCAAAGCCTGTTGGAAAACCACCTTACGGTTATATCAGAGATCTTGCAAAAAAATATGGTGTCGAAAGAACACGAATTCATAAAATATGGTCAAAAGAATAGGGCCCGTAGGCCCTATTCTATCATTTATGAGACTAATGATCAGTCGATTACTGCGTTTGCGATGATTTGAACACCGTGTAGGTCTTGTAGTTCACCTACGGCATAAGTCATACTTGCGACGATTTCTGTTGCACGTAGACTTGCGTCACGCTGTGTTTCAATTGTTAGGTCTTTCTTCATTGCAAATGCTAGAGCGTCTGAATGCATAACTGC